TACAGAAGTATTTACAAGAGCAAATGTAGGATTACCTGCAGTACCATCTGCATTAGTAATTGTTACACCTGTAGAACCAGTAAGAGTTCTACCATATTTACTTGAACCATCTTCTGCAACAATACCTGTTACAAAAGAACCACCTGCGGCTGCTGCATTAAGACCAGAAACATTAGTAGTAAGAGCTATACCATTGTATTGGAAGTTACCATTAATATTAACAGTGCCTTGGGAAAGCTGTAATGGTGTAGCATTACCACCACCATCACGTACAGTAATAGGTGTACCTGCTGGAACACCTGCATTATTGTTATTCATTTGAAGCAAATCAAGATATGAATTTGCTATTTGTCTTCCTGTTAAACTCATTATATCAAATTCCAATACTTTAAGTTAGCGTTCCATTGTGTAGTGGCTTGTAACCATTGTTGGTTTATGCCACCATTACCTTCAGGTCTTGCATCACGAATATAGTATCTTTCGTCAATCCTTGGTGATTTATTCTGAGGATGACTTTTTAAATCGTATGCACCATCATAATCTGTTGGGCATTGCATCATGCCCGTACTATTCTTTTTTAACTCACTTAATTTATATCTAAAACCACAGGTATCACAAATACCTAAAACATTTTTTCTTCCTGCTGTAGACATTATACCATAACTCTTGGCTTTAAGAAAATACTAACTCGTTCTCTATCTTCATCCATAGCACGTTGTAATCTTTCCTCATATTCTTGTTTAATCATAGCAATACGTCCTGCTTCTACATTAGGACGTTTCATAGACATATAGTATGCTAATCCTGCTGTTAAGCATGGTAAGAACCTACGAGAAATATCTGCATTTTGTACTGCAGATTTGTTTACATCTTCCATATAAGAAACAAGTTCTAATTTAATTTGGTCTGTAGAGTTTTCTGGAATAGGCCAAAGATGTACAACAGGCTTGTCACGTTCATGTCTTACTGCATACTGAGTAGTACGTCCTGTTTGACCCTTATTAGGTATTTTAAGATATTCCTGCATAGAAATACGTTCTAGTTGGATATCTGTATTATCACGATTATGTACAGCTTCAAGTACATCAATAGTTGCAGAAGCAAGTGAAAAGGTAGTTACACTAGTTGCAAGTGTAATAGCAGAAGTATTAGCAGTCCATAGCATTACACCACGGTTTTGCCAATCCTGTAGCAATAGATTAATAGACCTACGTGCAGACTTAGGCTCATGCCCAAGGGTCTGCTCACCACCAATCATTTCTGTTGCTTCTTGAATAACTTCGTCTATATCCATATTGAAGTTATATGTACCTGAAGTAGCCATACTTATTTACCCTTTCTTTTTACGGGCTTTGATTTTCTTTTTTTCTTTCCGGGTTTGGTTATTTGTTGCCCAACGGATGAACGACTTATAGCCATTAATAAAGCCTGTTATGAGAGCATCCAATTGAACCACCACCTTTTTTCTTAACAGTTTTTTTCTTAGGCTTTACTGTAGTTTTACGGGGGTCATACATAGGACCTTCTTGTGGTTTTTTCTTACCCGGATAGTTAGCTCTACCAACAGACATACCTGCTGATTTTTTTACAGTACTTTTTGATTTTCTTTTTTTAGCTTCTGCCTTTACCATAGGAACTAATTGTTCTGCAGTATCTACATTTTTATAATATTGGTTTTTATCTCTACCTTGATTAAAACTTTTAAATAAAGCAGCAACTGCAGTTGGTCCTTTTTCTTTAGTATAATTTTCTACAGCTTTTTGTAATTTATTAAATTCTGCATCATTTAATTTTGCCAATGACCTTACGGGTGACATAGGTGGAGCTTTAGGTAATTTTTTACGAGTATCAGGACGAAGACCCATACGCATCCCCATTTCTGCAATCATATTAGGTTTTTTCTTTTTGTCAGCCATTATGCTTTCCTTCCATATTTCTTATGCGATTGAGTTTTCGGTGGGCTTTTCTTGCTCCCACTCTTACCAGCCCACAAAACTTTATCAGCCCAGTAAGCAGCAGATAGTTTACCTTTTTTAATATTCTGAGCATGACGAGACTTAAATGACTTACGTGCCGTAGAAGAATAGTTATGACCATATCCTTTTTGTCCAAAGTGAATAACTCTAACTGTATCTCCCTCTTTGGCAAGAACCATCCCTTTCTTTTCTGGACGAGTTGATTTACGAGGTTTATTAAATCCTGCAAATGTTGTACCACGATATTCAATCCTTCCTGATGGTAATCTTTTAACTCCGGGATATTTACTTTTAGTAGTCATTACTTTACCTTCCTATACTGTTTGACTTTCTTTGCGACAGTCTTAGGTTGCTTAACGAATTGTTTTCCCTTTGCTGTTCCTTTTCTTTTAGCTGCCGTAGTCTTAGCATATTCTTTTGCGGATAACGCCTTGATTGCCTTGCTGGGGAGATACCGTTCACCCGTAGCCTTTGAACCTTGTGTAGAGGGCTTACCACTCTTGGTTCTCCACTTTTGTTTTGTCCAAGCTTTTAAGCTCCTTTGTGATTTCTTTAGTGCCATGATAGTTCCTATTATACCATTAAATATTTATATTTACAATGACTTTAAGTAAAAAGCCCACCAAACTAAACCAGCTACAGCAAACAAACCTAATATAAGTAATCCAGATATTAATATTGTTTGTACTAAATCTTCCATTCTTTTCTTTCTTTCTTGCTCTGCAAGTAATCTTTCTTTTCTTGCTTGTGCCTGAAACCTAATCCAATCATGCCATAGTCCGGGTCTACCAGTATATATCATTAATTGTTTTAGTTCTTCTTCTTGTTGCTTTAACTTTTCAAGATGCATAAACTCTTCTAAATCTGCAGAGCCTGTACGTCTTTTCTTCTTATCTGCTTTCTTACGTAAGCTTTCAGTGGCGTTAACATACTCACCCACTTTGCTTGCAACATCTGCAATCTCACGACCATTATTAATAGCCGTTTTAATTACTGCAAATGCAGCATTGGCTGCGGCTATTTCTGCTAACATAAACTACTCCACAATATTTACAATAAAGTATTTACCATCAGCATTTTTATCTAGTTTCACTTTACGCATTTCACAAGCATACCGTGTACTTTTAAGATGCTTACCTACATTTCTTTCTATTTCTCTTTTAGTTGATAGACAATCAGATATGTTTTCATATCCTTTGTATTCCATTATATCTCCTGAGACATATAAAAGCAAGACCATAATATTTTCAATCATTACCTATCTTCCTATGTGTCATTTCCATCTGAGCATCTTTTAATTTTTCAATTTGTTCTTCAAGATTAGCTATACGTTTTTCATAAAACTCTAATGTTAGTTTTTGTTGCTGGTCATAAGGTGCTCTACCTTCTTCTATTTCTGTTGCTAACTTTTCTAGCTCACCAGCTATATGCTCAATTAACATAAACTGTTCATTGTCTGCTGGTAAGCTACCCATTTCACCACGAGGCCACTTAATACGAAAGTCAGTATTCTGTGCCAAGTCTGATTGCATCATGGTGACGTTTGTTTGAAGTGTAGTAATCTTTTCTGTTAAACCAAAGTATGCCCATGTAGCTACAGATGTAGCAATAACCATTGAAATAATATTTCTCAACGGCATTTGCAGTTCAGTATTTTCGTTTAACTTAGCTGGCATTAACTAGTATATCCACCACCTGCTTTTTTATATTCAGTGGCTAATAGTTGAGCTTTACGAGCACTCCATTGTCCTGCTTTACCACCACGAGTACCTGCTTTAATTTTTTCAAATAATCTTTTACGCATAGTAGGTTTAGTATAATTACCTGCTTTATTTACTGTGGACTTTGGCTTACCACCAGTAGCTAAAGCCCTTACACTTTTGCGTGTGTAAGAGCCTTTACCTTTTTTAGGTTTTACTACTTTAGGTTGATATTGTTTATCTGCAAGACTTTTAGCTACAGGATTACGTTTAGACTTACCTGCTTTAGATAGGGAGATAGCCACAGCTTGTTTCTGCGGCTTACCTTCCTTTTTTAACTTACGTATGTTTTTACTAATTGTCTTTGCAGAACGTCCTTTAGCAAGAGGCATAATACTATCTCCTTTACTTTTTAGGTTTACGTGCTGCTCCCCAACCTTTAACCTGACGGGCAACTGTACCAGAGTTAATAGAGCCACCACCTTTATATTTAGAAGAAAGATTAGGACTTATTCTTTTTTGTACACTTTCTGGTAACTTAGAAAATCCTTTATACTTAGATGGTGGATTTTTTTTTGACTCTGGTTTTGTTTTAGGCATAGGCATCTTTTTAGGTTTAGCTTTAAAACCGGGTCTACCGCCATCATATTTCTTAGCAGTACCAGTTAAAAGACTTTTAGCTTGTTTGGTTGTCATGCCCTTTGGAATTTCATAAGTAGCTTTTTTACCATCAATAGTAATATTAACAAGACGTTGTGTCTTTGTATTATACCCACCGTCAAACTTTTTAGGCATAATTGTTTTACCCGGAGTAGGTTTAATTTGATTACCCCGTGGGTCTTTACCCTCAGAAGGTTTAGCAAACTTACGACCTGGACCACCCTCTTTAGTTTTAGGACGTGGTTTAGGTGTAGGAATTGCAGCTTTAGCTGTTTTAGGTCCTTCTTCAATCTTAGGTAACATAGACGCTGCTATGCCTAAAGCTGCTGCAGTTTTACCCATATTAGCTAAACGCTGTGAAGTAGGAATAGGACGCTTTGGTGGAGCAGAAGGAAGGCCACGTTTAGGCGGTGTAATATTCCGCATGGTTGGTCTTGACTTAGGTGCAGTTACAGAAGTAGTACGTCTAGGAGCTACTGCAGTAGTACGTGATGTTGTAACATTACTACGAGGCTTTGCAGCAACAGACGTACTGCTAGGTTTTTTAGGAGCAACAGTGCGACCACCCATATTAGATAAAGCACTTCTTTGTTGAGAAGTTACACCTGATTTAGGCTTAACAACTTTAGTAGAAGGTCTTAAAGTTGGACGAGTAGGTTTTAAGTTCTTTGCTTGGTTTACTGAAGTAACAGTAGACATACCTTTTTCACCACCTGCTTTTTTAATTTGCTGGGTAGTGGCACGTTTAAAACCTTGACGCATAAGCTGTTGAATTACTCTTGGAGCAGCTGCACGTACTACCATACCTGCTCCTGCTAATATTAATGGAATTGCCATTATCCTCTTCCTTTCATTGCTTTACCATAACCACGCAATGCTTTACCACAACCACGAGGTCCTTTAGATTTAATTTGTTTACCCGATTTATACATACCTACTTTACCACCACTTTTTTTAGTAGTAGTAGAAGGAGAATAAAAGCTTTGAGTAGAACCTGTTTGTGGTGGCATCTTAGACAGCCGTTTCTTAGCTTTTGTTACTTTACCTTTTTCTACATTAGAAGCTAGATTAGTAAGTCTAGTCTTTTCTTGTTTAAGGGCAGAAATTTGACTACGTAGTTTTGTTTTAGCTTCGGATGTTTTAGCACGGCTTAATGCTTCCTGTGCTCTTTCAATCTTAGTTTCTACTTTAGGTATATCTTTTTCACGAATAGTCTGTGCTTCTTTCTTAATACCTTTTATTTCTTTTACCAAAGCTTTACCTTGCTTTGAACCTGTACCTCTACGTGTTTCACCTAAAGCAGGAAGTAAACCTTTATCCTTTAGACGATTACGAAGACCTTCAATCTGTGTACGTGACTTTCCCTTAATGTCAGGAGCAGCTTTACCTTGATAGAATACGTCTTCTAATTGTTTAGTTGTATAGCTAGGAGCAAATCGTTTTTGTAAGAACTCAAGCTTCTGAGGTTTAGACATTTCTTCAAATGCTGATTTAATATTCTTGCGTGTCTTTGCTTTTGTTGCTCCTTCATATTTGGAAAGAGCACCTTTAGCTGGTAATGTTTCATTCATTGTTTCATAAAGATATCTACGTGGCTTATCAAGTATTTTATCAACACCACCTTTTTGTTTAATTAACTTTTCACCTGCAG